AGCGTCAAGGCGCGAGGTCGCGGCGTCGGCAGCTTCCTTCGCTTCGCGCGAGCTGGGGAACCATTCGCTGTAGACGTCACCCTCCTGGATGATAAGCTCGTCGATGTGCAGTTCGTCACCCGCGACAGCAGGGCCAACACCAGCGATGCTATCCAGGAATAGCTGACCATAATATTCCACGCTGCCCCAGGTGATTCTGGCGGTGTAGGTCTGCCAGTTCGTGCTCAGGTTAGGGCGTGACACCCATGTCGTCGCTGTGGGTGGTGTATTCCACTGTAGCGTCATCGTACCCATACCAGATCCGTTGACCTTCTTGGCCTTAAACGAGATCACGTAGGTCTTGCCCGGCTGCCAGCCACCTTGAACACCACCATTAACGCCGCTGTCCATGTAGAGGTTGCTGGAAGTCAGGCCGAACGTGCTAGAGCTGGTCGCATTGGCGCGCACTGCAAATGCACGACCGCCCGTGCGACCTGTCACGGCCACAAATGAAGCGTTGGCCGTGCCGCCGTTGTTATACGCCCGGTAGCCATAGGGCATGCCCGTGTTCGGATCGTAGGCTTCGAACCCACTGTTGTTGACCAGGTTGTCGCCGCCGATGGTTGCGTTAAAGTTGCCTGCGTTGGCACCCACGGTGGCGTTGTCCTGCGGCTTGCCGGGCCCCGAGGTGCCGGCCCAGGTAGAGGTCTGGCCAAGTCCGGCGCCATCCACCAGCTGGTTCGTGTTCGTGTAGCCGTTACCGGCGGTTTGCCAGGCACCGCTGATCTTCTGGTACAGAATCAGAACATCGGTGGCGAAGTAGAAGTCGCCGTTGCTGCCGGCCGGCCGGTTCGCCAGCGGACCCTGCGCGGTGTTGTTGCGGGTGGCGTCCAGCGCCCCCTGGTAGCCCAGCGAGCCGATGGTGACGCGCGAGATCGTGCGGCTGTCATGGTAATCCAGGCCGTTGATGGTCGCGGTAACGGAAACCACTACGCTGCTGCTGCCCATGTCGACCGTACTTAAAGTCGCGATCAGTCCGGTCGAATCGATCGAGAGTGGCACCGTTGGCGAGGTCGAGAAAACCACGCTGCTGACGGCGCCAGTCAGTGGCGTCGCCACCAGGGTAACGATAGCCGGTGTTCCGTTGCCGCTGCCGTCCACCAGCACCGACTGAGCCGTGGCCGACAGGATCACGCCGCTGCGCGGCGCCAGCGTGCGCTTCGGTTCAGCCTGCAGCGTTACGTCGAAATCATTGACCGGGGCGACCATTTAGACCAGCACTCCTACGGTGGTGCGGCCGCGCGCCCAGCGGGTGGTCATCATGACCACGATGCCCGGGACGCCGGCAGCAAGGTTGAATCGGGGGTGGTAGAGCCGCACGTGCTGCGCCATCTGCAGCTGCATCAGCGGCGCGAATCCATCGAACTGGTACAGAGTGCGCGGCACCTTGCGGTTGTTCAGCCTGCGCTGGGCTTCCGCATTCGCGTCCGTTCGGCGGATCAGCGCAGTCGCCTCCTCGGACGGCTCTGCAGTGAGTTTATACAGTGTCTTGGTGGAAACGTCTACTGCCGTGGCCTTCAGGTACGGCGTGCCCATGAGCGCAAGCGCTTCGGCCGGCAGGCCGGTCGTGAGGTTCTGCTGCGCTGTCTGATTGCTGCAGTAAGTGAGCAGGACCGAAGCCTGCACCGGCTCGCGGCTGGCTGGCCAGATGTTCTGCTCGGCCATGTGCTGCGGCTTGATATCGAAGGTCGGGTTCAGGCTGGCAAAGTCGATCTGCTGCAGCTGCAACTTGCCCGTGCGCGAGCTTGTAAGCTGGGCCTGCAAGGAGTTGGTTGCCTGCTGGATCACGTTCAGCGCATTGGTGGCGCCCGTCACGCTGATGCCGATCGGCTGCGTATGGGCGGTCCCGAAGGCGCTGAAGTTGGTGGTGTCGATATCGCCGGCAGCAAACCGGTTGTCGACCGAGCCGTAATTAAGCGCGATGCGCTGCACGATGCCGGCCACGGTGTTCACGTAGCCGCCGTTGGCGTCGCCCTGCAAGGACACCGTGACGGTGCCGGCCGGCGGGCTGACCAGCCGGAAGGTGCCGTGCGCAGGGTCGATCGTCACTGCAGCCCAGCCGATCAGGTCGTTGGCGATCGGCACACCGTTGTCGCGCACCTCGATCAGGCCGTTGATCTGGCCATCGTGTACCTGGTACTGCAGGGTCGTCGAGTCGATCAGCAGCGGCGTAACGTTGATCACCTCGCCGAAGGCCAGAGGCACCAGCGAGCCCTGGTTGGCGGTGGTGCCGCCCAGCAGGTGCTCGGAGATGGCCACGTTGAGCCGCTCGAGGTTGTCGCGCAGCTTCAGATTCACCGAATTGCGGCTCTTGCTGCCGATGTCGGCGACCACACCGGTGCAGACCGGCTGGAAGTCGGCGCGCGGCCAGCGGACATCGCCCAGCAGGACCTGGACTTTTCGGTTGGTCCAGACGTAGCTGAACCAGCTATCGAAAGCGCCGTCCGGGTTGCTGATGCCGATGTCGCCTACCGTCATCGTGACGTTGCTGCCGTCGATCGAGAGCTGCTCGGTGGTCTCGATGTCGTCGGCGATCAGCACCGCCCGGTACGGCTGATTCGCTGGCGTGTCGGTGGCGCGGCTCGCATACGGCAATGTCGACAGGTAGAAGGTCTGGTCGGTACCGGCGACATTCGCGATCGCCTCCACCAGAACGACCCGGATCGCCGTCGGGTCGTTCAGCCAGTCGTTATATTGCGCAGCATTCATCGAATTCTCATCTGGTTGGCGGCGCCCCATTTCATGGAGCGGTCCGATTCCTCGATCGCATCGGCCACGCCCTCGCCGGTGTTCTCGGCAGCTTTGAGGGTTGCGCTGACCTGGTTATCGGCCTGTTGCTGCTGCTCGGCGCGCAGCTTGTCGAGCTGGTCAGCCACGGTCGCCAGCCCGGCCACGACCTTGGCGTTCTGGTCGGCGATGGCCGTGTACGGATCCTGCGTCACCGGCGGCGTAGGCAGGGCCGGTACTGCTGCAGTGCCGTACTGGGTGCTCGGCGTGGTGTTGGTCGTGGCCGGCATCCCGCTCATGCGCGAGATGTATTCGGGGCTGCTCTTGATGTCCTCGATGATGGTCGAAAGCGACACGCCCTGCTGCAGCAGCTGATTCCAATAAGCGGCGCCGCCGGCGTCCGCGGAGCGGCCCAGCAGTTCCCGGTAGAGCGACTCGATCGCGGTGGTGTTGGTCTTCGCATCCTTGCCGTTGGTCATGGTCACGGCAAGGTTGTTGATCGCCTCGACGATCGACAGCGAGGTCTCATTCAGCGTAACCAGCTGGCTGACCTGCTGGCGCAGCGCCGCAAGGTTCGTCTGCCCTTCGGTCGCCTGGCTGGAGGCCTTGGTGGCCATCTCGTCAACCGCACTGGTGACGCGCTGGTAGTCGTTCTGGTAGGTACTGTTCGAGGCGTTGGCTGCTTTCGAAGCCTGCAGGAAGGCCTGCGCCGCCGACTGCAGGTTGGCTTGCGCATCGGCGTCGCCGCCCCGGGCCTTGCTCAGCACGGTGTTGAACTGCGAGAGCGCGGCGCCGTACTTGTCGGCTGGGTTCAGCGGCGACATGTCGCTCAGCTGCAGCGTGTTCAAGAAGCCGCGCAGCGAGGCGCTGAACGACTTGAGCTTGTCGACGCTCGACTGCAGGGCCTGCGCCTCGCTCTGGTAGGACGAGGCAAGGGTCGAACGTGCGGCCGAGATGGCCTTGGCCTGCTGCAGCTGGTCGAACAGGATCTGGTTGGCCGGATCGAGGTCGGCGCGCGCGGCGGCGTCCTTCTGGGCCTGCGTCATGAGCAGGTCATCGATCTGGTCCTGCAGATCCTTGGCGACGTCGGTGACAGCCTTGAAGGCCGGCGCGATGCGCATCAGCTCCGCATAGGCCTCAGCGCCGGCGGCGCCCATGGCGCCGAACGCCAGCGTCACCTGGGCGAATTGCTGGTTCGCATTGCGCCCCTCCGTCGACAGGCCGTACTTAGCCAGGGTCGGGTCGATAGCGTTGCGGGTCGCGGCGGTCTGCTGGCCCTGCGTCATGAAATTCTTCAGGAAGAATTCTGCCTGACCAGTGAACTTGTCTAAGCCGCCGGAGAGGTCGATCAGCTTCTCGCGCGCGGCGATCGAAGACACGCCCACCTCGACAAACGTCAGGCCGAAGGAGGAGAACACGGCATCGACCGTCTGATATTCGACCGCGACGCGGTTCAAGGTTTCGAGCGCACCTTCACCAGCTTTCGCGAACTGAGTGATGGCTGGGAAGGCAGCCTGCACCATCTGGTCGCTCAGCTTCGAGAACGCAGCCTGGATGGCCGCCTGCTGATCCGCGGCGGACAGACCCTTCAGGCTGATCTTGCCGATGTTGACTACGAAGCCGTTCAGTTTCGCGTCGAATTCAGCGCTCGTCATGCCCAAAGCAGAGCCAGCGACCTTGATCGAGTCGCCAATACTGGTGATGATCTGGGAGATGGCGCGGTTGGCCTCGGCACCGATACTATTCGTCTGGGTGTTGTGCTTGTCCGAACGGAACCAGCCGCCGGACGTGGTAACGTCGGCATACGATTGGGCGTTCACGCCGTTCGCCGCGATCTCGGCCATCGTGGCCGGTTTCATCATGAAGCCAGAATCATCCAGCGACTGCTTGCCGCCGAAAATGGAAGTCATCAGGCGCTGAACGACTGGGATCCTGCTGGCCAAAGCGCCTACAAGCATGCCGACTGGTCCCAGCACACTGCCTACCAAGGTAACCATCGAGCCTGCGACAAAGCCGGTGGTAGCGAGCGCCGCAGTGCCCATGTTGGCGCCGCTTATACCCGACTTCAGGCTGACGTCCGGATTGGCGATGTCGCTATTGCGCATCAGCACGGTAGCGAAGCCCGACAGGTTCGAATCGATCGAGCGCAGCGCAGTCAACATGCTGATCGAGACTTCCAGCCCGTTGTAGGTGTTCTTCTCGACCAGTGACAGTGACTTGGCCAAGGATTCGCTCTTGGCCTTCGGGTCACCCAGCACCGTGCCGGTGCCGTTCTCGGCCTGGCGATCGGCAGCGGACATACCCCCGCCGCCGAAGCCGCCGGTCATTTTCACGCCAACAGCTACCAGTGCAGCAAGGGTCGCAGCACCTGCGATCAGGTTGAATGGCGGGGGCAGCGAAGCGATGGCCTTGGCCACCGCGGTGATGCCCCAGGCCGATGCCTCGGTGCCGGCCAGCGCCGTGCTGGCGGCCGTGGACGCAGCTTCGCCGGCGACCTTGGTGCCGTTCAGGGCGACGTTGGCAGCGACCTCGGTCTCCTTGAAGAAGATTTTCCTGCCGGTGACCATCAGGGCCTGGGCAAGTTCGAACGCGCGGAACGCCTGCTCCGTCTTCTGCAGGATCTTGTAGCCGTTCGAGTTGGTGTCGAAGAAGCCCTTGGCAGCGCCGGCCATGTCGCCATAGGCCTTGATCTGGGCCGAGGCGGTGGCATCGGCAGCCTCCTTCTTCGCGGCGGCGCCGCCATCGCTCGCCTTCAGGCGCGCGTCGATCTCCTGCATCTTGGCGTCGTAGCTGGCGGCCGTCGTGAGCATGGCGCCGATGGCGGTGCCGCCCTTGCCGAAGGCTTCGGTCAGCGCGCGACCGATCTCCTGCGCCATCGCCACGCCAGTGTTGCGCATGGCAGCCATCTGCTCCTGAATGGCGCGCAGCTCGTTCTGGGCTTCCTTCAGCTTCTCCGGGTCACCGCCATACAACTTCGACGAAGCCGCGCCGACCTTGACCTGGGCGGCCTGCAGCTTCGGGATCATCTCGTTGTAGGCCTGCTTCGCCATCAGATCGCCGTTCAGCGCCGAGAACAGGCCGCTGCCTGGGCCATTCTGCAGCGCGGAAGCGGAAAGACGCTGCTGCAGCTCGGCGTGTGCCGAGCCGAACGCTTCCTTGCCTTCCTTGAAGCGCGCGTCGTTTGCACCAAGGCGTCGCTGCTCTTCCATGAAAGCCTTGAAGCGCTCCAGGCGCGCCTTGTACGTGGCGTTCTCGGCGTCCGCGATATCCTGATCCAGATTCGCCATCAGCTGGGCGTTCTTCGACTGCCACTGCAGATTGTAGGCAGCCTCCAGCTGACCCTTGCTCTGCAGGGCGCGAGCGCGCGCCTGCAGCTCCTCGGTGTCCATCTTGTCGATGACGTCCAGGCGCTTGCGTGCAGCTTCCTGCGCGTCCAGGCCGGTGTCGCCAAGGCGTGCCTCGGCCGACTTGATCCGGCTGTTGTACTTTTCCTGCTGGCTGGCCTTGAGCGGGCCGGCGGCCGCCTTCTCGGCCCTGGCCATGTCCAGCGCTTTTTGGTCCAGCGCCTGCTTTTCTCGCAGCTCGGCGTTGATCAGCTGCATGTCGCCCAGCTCGCCGCGCTTGTTCTGCGACTTGAGGTTGTCGGTGTTGACCTTGTACAGCTCCTGCGCCAGGCGCAGCTGTTCCTGGGCCTGCTCGATGGCCACGCGCGCGGCGTCGCTCTCGGCGCCGTGGTTGCCCGAGATCGTGGCCTTGGTCGCGGCGATGTCCTTCTGGACCTGCGCATAGACCTTCGACAGCTCCACCACGTTCTCTTCCGAGATCTCCTGCTCGTGCAGCTTGTGCAGGCCTTCGTTCGCGGACTTGGCGGCGGCAAGTGCTGCCGGCGTCTGCAGGACCGGCTTGATATCGCCCTCCGGCAGCTCGTGCACACCCTTCTTCAGGTTCTTGACCGACATCAGGACGTCGACGTGCTCGCGCACACTGTCGAGCTCCGCCAGCTGGTTGCGGGCCTGGACGGTTGCCTCGTGCGCCTGGCGCAAGGTCTCGCGTGCGGCGGCGACCTGCTCATCCTTCAGCTGCTGACCGTTCTTGCTGGTCGGCGCGCGGCGGCCGGCCATGCGCAGGGTCGAGTCCGAAGGGGTGGAAGCCTCGATCGCTTCGAGATTGCTCTGCGCCTGCCTCTCCTTCATTTCGGCGAAGGCGACATGCACCATCGAAGCCGCCGCCGTGCCGGTCTCGCCGGTCAGCTGCAGCTGCTTTTCCAGCTCTTTCAAGCGATCGATCTCGCGCTGGATCGAGTCGGTGGTGCTGTCGTAGGTGTTCTTCTGCTCGAGATGCTTGCGGTCGGCCTCGGTCATCGAGCCGGACAGCAGATCGACGGCGGCGGTCAGGCCGACGACAGCCAGGCTGATCCAGCCAAGGCTCGCAGTCAGCAGGCGCATGCCGGTTGCAGTCACTTCCGTGGCAACGCCCAGGCGCGCGGCGCCGGCAGCTGCCGTGTTTTCGGCGACGGCAAAGAGCTCAAGCTGCGCGGTCTCGGCGCGGGTTACGGCAGCTGCTTCGACACCGAGCGCGGTTGCGGCGCGCTTGGCGATGACATACTCGTTGACCATCGTGGTCAGGCTGGAGATCATGCGCATGCCAGCGTACGCTGCCACCAGCGTCACGACCGTGCCGATGTTCTCGAGGAAAGTCTGCGTCAGGCGCGCGACACCGGAAGCAAGGTTCGACAGGGCGCTGACGGCACCGTCGCTGCCGGCCATGCGCATCAGGCTCAGCTCGACCTCGCGGATGATCGGGCTGGCGTCGTTGAACGCCCTGACAAACGTACCCTCGACCGTGCTGCCCAGACGCTTCCAGGTACCCTCAGCCGTGTTCTCTTTGACGGCCATGGCGTCGAACATCTTGCCGTGCGCGTTCTCGGCCTCTTCCCACAGGTGCTTGTAGTCGCCGAAGTGCTGGGTCATCACTTCCATGGCCTTGATCGACTGCGTCGACATGCCCAGCTGCTTCAAGGCATCGGCCGGCACCCGGAACTCATTGACCTTGGCCGCCAGCTCACCCATGAACTTGGTGTAGTTCTTCAGGTTGCCTTCGCCATCTTTGACGTCAAGGTTCCACTGCTTCATGACCGCCGCGGTCTTGGCCGACGGCTCGTACAGCTTGTTCAATGCCGACGACAGCGGCTGGATGGTCAGGCCGCGCTCGGCCAGCACGCCGACAGTTGCGGTGATCTCCTTCATGTCGAGGTTGAACAGCGCGCCGGTTACGGCCGCGCTTTTCATGTCCTCGGCCAGCTTGTGCACCGACAGGTTGGACTTGGCGCCAACAGCCACCAGGATGTCGCCGATCTCGCCCAGATCCGAGATCTCCTTGCCGAAAGCGTGCATGGACTCGACCGCCATCTCGGAAGCCTGGGCCACGCTCATCTCGCCCAGCGCCGCAAGTCGCATGACGTCCGGCAGCGCGGCAAGTGCCGCCTGCTGGTTCTGGCCGGCCTGTGCCAGCGCATGCATACCCTCGGCCGCATCCTTCAGGCTGGTCATCGTGCCGGCGGTGATGCCGATGAACGCGTTGAAGTCGATCGGGTTCTGTTTCGTCCTGTCGCCCAGGGCATTCAGCGAAGCCAGCTGGAATTCCACCTCGGCGCCGGTCTCGGCGATGTGGTGCAGGCCGGCCGCCACAGCGCCGCCTGCGAGCAGCGCGATCAGCTGGCCGTGGTGGAAGCCGTAGATGCCGGCCTGGTGTGCGGCGCCGCGGAAAGCGCCCTCAGCCTGCCGCAGCACACCGTTGAGCTCAAGGTGAGCTGTCCCGCTGGCAGCAGCCGAAACCGCGCTCTCGCGCTCAGCGGCTGCCAGACGCAGCATGGCGCTGGCCAGCGCGTTGGCGCCGGCGGCAGCCGTGCCATACCGCTCTTCAGCTTCGGCCTGGCTGGCGCCCTGCCGCATGTAGACCTGGGCCTGCTGCGCGGTGCGCACCTGCGAGGCCGGGCTGGCGGTCAGGTAGTTCGTGTTCAGGACGCGATTGCGCTCAATGGCGGCCGCCTTCTTCGCCTCGATGTCGAGGAAATTCTGGAACGAGGCGGCGTCGGCTGCCTCGGTCAGCTGGCGCATACGCGCGATGCGCGCGGCGTCGGCGGCCTCTTTCTTGGCCTCGATGTCGAGAAAGGTGAGGAAGGAGGCGGCTTCGGCGGCCTCGGTCAGCTGAACCATGCGGGCTGCGCGCGTGGCAGCCTCGGCTTCCTTCTTGGCCTCGAGGTCGAGGAAATTCTGGAACGACCGGGCAGCGGCCTCTTCAGAAATCTGCAAGGTGCGCGCGGCAAGGGTCGCCTCGGCGGCCTCGCGCTTGGCGTTTAGCTCGATATAGGCGAGCCACGACCTGCTGGCGGCCTCCTCGCTCAGCTGAGCGGTGCGTGCGGCCAGCGCAGCTTCGGCGGCCTCTTTCTTGGCGTTCAGGTCGAGGGTATTCTGCCAGGCGCGCGCAGCGGAAGCTTCGTCGAAAGCGCGCTGGCGCGCGGCGCGGTCGGCATCGAACCTAGCGTTCATCGCCGCGGCTTCCTGCAGCTGCGCCTCGGTGGCGCCGGCCATCGGCTTGAATTCGAGCGAGTAGTTCGACTTGGCGTTTTCCTGGAACTGGCGCAGCAGTGCCAGCTGCCCTTCCATGCCGGCGGCGGTGACGGCAGCCAGCTTGCCGAAGCGCGCCTCGACGGCTTCGACCGGGATGCCCTGGGCAAGTTGGTTGAAAGCAGCGGTGACGTTGGCGGCCGAGCCGCGCTGGATCTGCTCCCAGGTCTTGGCGTCGGCAGCCTTGATCTTCAGGCCGGCTTCGGTCATGGCCGCCGCGGCTTTTTCGCCGCTGGCCTCGATCGCTGCGGCCTGGCGCACGCTCATGCCGTCGACCATCTTTTCCATGGAGGCGGACAGGTTGGCGAACCCGGTGACCATGGTGGCCTGCAGGGTTTCCATCTGCTTGGCAAGGTTGCCCAGGGAGCTGGTCGATTCGAGCTTTTCCAGCGCGGCGACCATGCGGTCGAGCGACGAGGTGACGCGGTCGACGCTCTCGCCGCCGATCGCTACTACATTGACATCAACCTGATCGCTCATAAACAAAGCCCCCTTTAGATTGTCATTATCTAACGGGGGCTTCTCTGAGGCAAGTTCCGTATGGAAATTACTTCTGGCGCTTGCTCTCTACGTGCTCAAGGTAGGCGCTGTCAAGTCGGTTCGTGAATTTGAAGATCCGCTCGCGTTCTGTAAGGTTGTCTATTTGGAACAGGATGCAGTACGACAATATTTCTGATACCGGAATCGGCAGCGGCCCTGCCATGCTCACGCCGCGGCTTCGGGAAATCCCCTGGTACGCGGTGTAGTAGTAGTGCTGGCGCACGTCCAGCACTGGACGGTTCTGAAGGGCCTTCGGAACCGTCCCGGTATCCTCCTGTTGCTCGAGTAAAAACTTGAGCTGTGGACCCCAGGTGAGGTCCCATTGGAGGTACTCGACTAGTTTTTTGCGTCGGCCTCTTCAGTCTCGAAGCGGAAGTTGCGGAAGTCCGCGGCGCGCTTGGCGACTTCGTTCTGGAAGTCCTTCAGCTCCAGCAGCTTCTGGGCGTTGGCGGAGCTGTATGGGAGCGGCTCACCCTTGAAGGTGACCGGGCCCGACCAGCCCAGCAGGATCGACTTGGCCATTACTTCAGCCATGATCTTGTTCGACAGGACTTCAGCGGCGGCCAGGTCTTCCGGCGTCGACTTCTTGTCCAGCGCTTCCTTGTTCTTCTCGTACAGGCTGGCCAGCAGGCGGGTGTAGGTCGGGTTATGCGCGCGCGCGATAACCAGCTTGACGCCGCCGCCCCAGTCAAATTCCTTGCCTTCGTTTTCTGCCTTGGTGTCGGTTGCGTACTCGCTCCAGAAATCCATAGTTGCTCTCCAGTATAGTTCGGGTAGTGGGAGGTGACAGTTTGCAGGGCCACTTGCCGGAAGTCAAGATCCAGCAGGAAATAAAAAGGGCGCGACCGAAGTCGCGCCCCACGCTGCTTCCCACCCCTGAGAACTTTTACGGTGCCACGGCGGCGCCGACGCGGTCGATGAACATCGTCTTGCGCAGCGCCACGTTGGCGTTGGTCTTATCCGAGTACGCAGTGTAGTCGAATTCGGCCATGATGTCGGTGTCCTTGCTGCCAGCCACGACCTTGCCGCCGGACAGCATGACCTTCGGCAGCGTGATCACGTAGCCGTTGCCGGCGCTATCCTGGGTCGATACCACCAGCGAGGTGTAGACGTCGCCGATGAATTTGTCGTACAGTGCGCCGTCCGCGAAGTAGATGGCAAGCTTGCCCTTGGTCATGAAAGTGCCGATGCCGACGCCGACCAGGCCCAGCGTACCGGCAGCGTCTTGCGGGCGCAGGGTGCTGTCGATGTCGAACGAGATCGACTTGATCGAGGTCGAGGTCAGTGGCACGCCGTTTTCCCACAGGTTGCCGACGCCGCGGACACCGTTCTGGATGTCGTAGGTATTCGACGCAGCCACGGCGCCGGTCAGACGAGTGGTGGTGAGAGTTTTGCCGGTGCCGCTGGTCAGGACGTCCTTGCCCAGGAAGGTGAAGGTGCCTTCGGTCAAGGTCTTCGAGGCGATGGTGGTCGAGAACTTCGACACGTACATGCCACGGAAGGTGAAAAACTGGTTGACGTCCTGCAGCTGCTTCTCGATCGTGAACGACTGCAGCGTGGTGCCGTTGCTCAGGCGCGAGGTCGCGATCGAGCTGCCGGCCACGGCGGCCGAGGCGCTCAACGGCGTGTTCACGTCCAGCGTGATCACGGTCGCGGTGGCGGCCACCGAGCTCGAGTTGCGCACCAGCTTGCCGTCGTTCGCGTCGCCCGGCATGCTAATACGGAACCACTGGCCCGGCTGCAGGGTAGTGAAGGCATTCGCACCAGTCGGCGCAGCGCCGGCGGTGACGGTCGATGCGACAGTGCCGGCAGTACCAGCTGTGACCGTAGCAGAAAAAGTGGTGCCGACGCCGTTGGTGCCATAGGCGCTCCAGGCCGAGCGCAGCAGTGCTGCCAGGAAACGATCGTATTCGGCGTACTGCAGGTGGACTTTGATGTCGCCGTCAGCCTGGCCGTAAGTCGTGGTCGACGAGGTCAGTTCGGCCGACGGGTTCATTTCCTTGTCGTTTTCCTTGGTGAGGTTGAACGACAGCGATTCGCCAGTATTGCGCAGCGCGTACGGATTGCCGGTGACCGGGATGACGCCGAAATTGGCTTCGGGCACGTAGGCAAGCTGTTGCCGGCTGGAATTTGCGAAGGTGGGCATGTTAGTTCTCCAAGGAATTTTCCCCGGAGTCTAGCAGGCAACTATTGCCACGTGTAAATAGTTTGCTACTTATTTACACAGACCGGCTGAAGTAGTGGTACGGCACAATCGCCGGCTGATACCAGAGACCTCGTTTGGCGTAGCCCTGCACCTCGACGGCCGCATAGCATTGCAGCGGGCCGAAGCTCTTGCAGCTCAGGTAGGGCAGGATGAAGGCCAGCAGGTCTTCCGCGCCGGCGGTGCCGGCGCCGTCCTTCACCACCGCCGAGATCAGGATCTGGCCGTCGTGCCGGACGTTCGGGTTCTCGCCAAGTTCGGCCTGTTCGCCGCCCATCGGCGCGACCGTGATCTGCAGATAGGGGTCGGTCTGGGCGGCCTGATCGACGACGTCACGGTTGGCGGTCTCGACCTTCAGATCGTAAGCGCTGTGATCCAGCTGGGCCTGCTGAATGACAGTCATGATGGCTTGGCGCGCTTGGCTCAGGGTGAAGGTGCTCATGGGACCTCTGGATTATTCAGGTTCTGTGGGACGGCCGCGGCCATGGTCTTGATATAGGCCTCGATACGGGTACCAGTCGGGATCACGTTCTCTGGACGCAGGCGCTCGACACCATCCAGGCCGACCATGGTGGTACCGCCGTCGCCGACATGCAGCTCGGTGGCGTTCACGAAGTGCACCCGGCTCTTCATGGTCACGCCGCGCAGCTGCGCGGCGCCGCGCGCGAGCGCCGTACCAACCGCTTCCGGATCGCCAGCCTGGTGCGGCGTAACGCGATAAGCGGCGGCGCCGGTATGCGCATCGTCGTGGCGGCTGAGACGCGACTCGAACTTGCCAGGCCACGGCTTATAGATTGGCATGTTGCCGTCGACCACGATATTCCAGTTGCTGGTGAAGTCGCCAGACCACTGCGGGGAGACGCGTGCGCCCTTCTCGAAAAGGTAGTACAGCTTCTGGCGATAGGCGCCGTCGGCGGTATCGGCCACTTTCTTGCGGATTGCCTTCAGCGACTTGATGCCCTTGGCCAGGCTGGTGCCATTAACCGCGATCACACCAGCCTCACTCGCAGGACGCGCGCGTCGCGCTCAACGATCGAAGACAGCACGCGCCAGCTCGCACCCATCATGGTCAGCTGGGAGCTTGGCTGCGGCGCGGCACTGGCGGCCGCCACGAACACCACCCGATCGCCGGGCTGGGTGTCGGCTTCCACCTGTGTGCGGTACCGGTAGAACTTCATCGAGTCGGTCTGGATGACAGGCAGCGTGACGCTGCTGCTCTGCAGCTTGTCCGTCACAAGGTCCAGCGTGCCCGTAGCGGTGAAGGTGGCAGTTTGCAGCGCATCGCTTTCGAACTCATCCGCCTCCAGTACGCGCAGGCCATCGACTTCCATGTACAGGCTGCGGATTCGGAAGAGCGTCGAGCCTTCGCGCAGGAACATGCCGCGCGAATCTTCGGCTTCCGCCGGCGAGACGTTCACGCTCCAGAGCGGATCCAGATCGCTCTGGGACCGCGGGTTTCCCATGTCCTTGTAGAGCTCCTTCTGGGCGTACAGCTGCAGGCCGGCCGCGTCCGCGCAGGCCTGTGCCGGCGTC